AAAAAAGAGGCGCAACGTATACACATGCTGCCACCCTCTGAGGATCGCTGGAAAATCAGATCAGAGACATACACCGGAATAGCCGAGGCGATGGCCTCTCAGTGGGGCGTATAATGAGCCAAATAGAATACAACCTAATGCCACAGGGCCAGGTTCTACAGGACTTTGCTGACTGTAGGGCTAGAAACTCCTTCATCATGGGGCCACTAGGCTCTGGTAAGACCGTTCAATGCATCCTTAAACTGTTCGACTTGATGTGTGAGCAGGAACCCGTGTCTGACCCACAACATAAGAACTATGGTGTGCGCCTGTCCCGCGTCATTGCAGCCCGTAATACGTACTCTGAACTGTTCTCTACCACGATTAAGGACTGGCTAGAGATACACGGGGAGCTAGGTGACTTCAAACAGGGTAATAAGGAGCCTCCTACGCACTTCATTAGGTTTAATTTAGAGGATGGTACGAAGGTAGAGTGTGATGTCGTGTTTATCGCATTTGATCGCCCTGAGCACGTTAAGAAGGCTAGGGGTATCCAGACTACATGGGTGTGGTTAAACGAGACTAAGGAGCATTCTAAGGCGGTTTTAGACATGCTTGACCTACGACACGGCCGTTATCCCTCTCCCAAAGAAGGAGCGCGTCCTACACATCATGGGATCATTGGTGATAGCAACGCCCCTGACGAAGACCACTGGTATTTTAAACTGGCAGAGATAGAACGCCCTGAAGATTGGTCATTTTTTAGGCAACCTGGCGGTGTATTCAAGGACGGCGAGGACTGGAAGGTCAATGATGACGCTGAGAACCTGATTAACTTACCCCAGGATTACTATAAACGTGGCCTAAACGGTAAGACTGACGACTGGATCAAGGTCAATCTGGCTAATGAGTACGGCTTTGTGTCTAACGGCAAGCCTGTTCACCCCATGTACACAGACTCTGTACACTGTCAGCACCTAGACTTTCAACCAACCAAGGACTATCCCATTGTCCTCGGCTTTGACTTTGGCCGTACACCGGCCTGTGCATTCTTACAACGAACCTCTATAGGAAGGTGGGTGTGTTTTGATGAGATGGTACTTACCGATTCAGGTGCAGTGGATTTTGCTCCGACACTCAAGCGCTATATTGAAGAGATGTACCCAGACCACGAGTTCAAAGGATGGGGCGATCCGAGTGGACAGAACAAAAATCAGTCAAACAGTGAAACTCCATTCCAAATCATGCGGGCGGCTGGCATACCCTGTCAGCCCACCCAATCGAACGATCCACTGAAACGTAGAGCAGCCCTAGAAGTGCCCATGAAAGAGATGTGCATGGACGGTAAGCCGCGATTCACTGTCCTACCCAAAGCCTCAATGATACGTAAGGGGTTACAGGGTGGCTTCTGCTACCGCAGAGTACAGACAACCGGAGAAAGATACACTGACGAACCGGACAAGAACGAGTATTCACACCCCGTAGAAGCCCTAGAATACGCTTTACAGGGCGAAGGTGAGGGCAGACAAGCACTAGGACGGTCTGGCAAGTTCGACAAGCCTGTGACAGCTAAGGTTGGCTTTAGTGTCTTCTGACATATTCGTAGTATTCACCAAGGATGACGGGCACTGGTGGTCTAGGTTCCTACATAAAGACATTCAGCACTGCTTTGTACTAAAACCTAACGGCGATGACTACATTGTCCACGGCAGGACGGTTGACAAATTTGATTTATTCACCGTGACGGACAAAAATGTTATACTTAGCGAACCTTTTAGAATAATGGGGTATAAGCAAAAGCACCCTGTTAGAAGTTTGTTCATGCTGAATACTTGCGTGGCTCACGCTAAACAATTGCTGGGAATTAAGAAGCCATTTATCTTAACGCCCTATCAACTCTACAAGTACATGAGGAACAATCATGGGATTTATGAAGGCACCCAAGGCTCCTAAGCCCACTGCTGAAGAAACAGCAATGGTAGAGCGTCAGCGCAGAGAGCTAGACGAGGAGATGGAAGAGCAAGAAAAGCGACTCAAGGCTGTAGCCAGAGGAACACTAGGAACCAAATCACTGTTAGCCAAAGGCACAGCAGCTAAACGATCAGGCGCAAGTCGAGGCCCAGGTCGAGGTAGTGGCGGTATGGGTACATTGACTGGTGGCGGCTTGATGGGCGGCATCGGCGGTTACACACCTGGACGACAAGGCCCAACTAGAGAGCGATAAGATGCAGTTACCAAAAGAGCTATAGAGAGCGATAAGATGCAGTTACCAAAAGAGCTAGGGTCTTTAGCTGACCTTAAAAAGCGCGAAGCCAAGGCATTCGAGAATGCTATGATGTGGCACGACACGCTAGACGATGTGTACGAGTTCTTCCTTCCTAACAGGAACTTGTTTGACACTAATCGCCGAGGCCAGAAAAAGATGGAGCGCATCTTTGACTCCACGGCTCTTGAGGCAATCCAACAGGGTGCTAGTAAGCTGCAAGAAAACATCGCACCTATCTGGTCACGCTGGGCTACGTTTGCCCCGTCCGACCAAGTAGTAGAGATGCTTGAGACTGGTGAGTACGGCGTAACAGTACAAGAGGTAGAGGCTAACCTAGAGAAGCAGGCAGTCATTATCTTTGATTACATCAACCGTTCTAACTTTGCCACGCAGTTCTACGAGCATGCACTAGACCTCCTAGTCGGTACTGGCTCTCTACGCATCGATGAGAACGATGACGACAACATGCCTGTCATCTTCAATGCTATCCCACAGAAGGGTATCGCGTTTGAGGAAGGCCCATACGGTACTATTGAGACACACTGGCGTAGATTCACCGTCAAGGCGCGTAACCTAGAGCGTCAGTGGAGAGGCTTCAAGCCCTCCGAGAAGATTAAGAATGTGATCAAAAATTCACCAGATAAAGACGTAGAGATCAGCGAGGGTGTTGTCTACATGCCCAAGTCTAAGACCTACTACGGTTGTGTCTGGGTTAAGAATGAAGATTCTATTAGCTGGATGGAAGACTACGGTACGTCTAGCCCTTGGTTAACTGGACGCTACTCTAAAGTATCCGGTGAGATACGCGGTCGTGGCCCTGCCCTGCAAGCACTGCCTGATGTGCGCTCTCTGAACAAAGCCAAAGAGTTTGTACTACAGAAAGCAGCTATCGACCTAGCGGGTATGTACACAGCTACTGATGACGGCGTAACCAACCCCTACAATATTAGTATAAGCCCAGGCATTGTTATTCCTGTTGGTTCTAACAACTCTGCTAACCCCTCTATCTCGCGCTTAGACACAGGAACTAACCTGTCATTAGCCCAGTTCGAGATTGTAGAGCTACAGACGGCTATCAAGCGTGCCCTGTTTAACGATCTACGCGACCCTACTGGCCCTGTACGCAGTGCTACTGAGGTGGCTATTGAGTCCAGAGAACTAGCAAAACGCATTGGTTCTGCGTTTGGTCGCTTGCAGACCGAAGTATTAATCCCTATCATCAAGCGTGTAGCAGCTATTCTAACTCGTAGAGGGTTAATCACCCCCATACAGTTAGATGGCAGAGACATTGATATTAAATTCTTGTCTCCATTGGCTAAGGCGCAAGATGGTGAGGACTTGATGAGCGTACAACAGGCTGTAGCATTTGTATTACAGACTGCTGGCCCAGACCAAGCCATGATCTCCTTTAAGATGGAAGACTTTGGTACATGGGCTGGAGGTAAAACTGGTATGCCTGCTGAACTATTGCGAAGCGAAACCGAGAAACAACAAATCATTCAGGCTGGTGCACAGGCTGAACAAGCTGGATTGCCCACGAGTCAGCCCCCAGTACAATGAGTTGGGACAATATCGATAAGGCTTCTGTTAATCCAGAGGCCGCAAAAAAGCAGACGGCTGAAAAACGTGCTAAGGCTGCTGCTCTCGCCAAAGCATACAACCGCTGCTTCAACTCTGAGGAAGGCAAGCAGGTTATTGCTGATCTACACAAGCGTTTTATCTACGATAACGATACCTCCTTTGGTTCCCCGAACGTTAACTATGAATCTGCCTACCATAACGGTGAGTCAGGCGTAGTTAAGTTCATCATCAATCAAATCAATCAGGCAGAAACACTATGACGAAAGAAGTTAAGAAGCGTGTCGTAAAGGCAACGCCCAAGATTCTTATAGGCGACGACTCCAAGAAGTACCTAGAGAAGATTGGCTTCGATATGGAGTGGCTGCACGACTTGGCTAAACAGTACAAGTTCGATGGGTTTGATTATGTCAGTAAGTTTTGTGCATTCCGGTGTAACCGTGATGGCAAAAGCGTCGAATGGATTGACGTTAATACTCTTGCTTTGCTCAATGGACAGCGCAAGTTATGCGAGATCAAACTTAAACACCAACCATTAGGGAAGTCGAGGAAGATTATTGATTTACCCTGGGAGAAGATTTAATGTCAGAAGAACAGGCCGCAGTAGAAGAAACAACAAGCGATACCCTGTTAGATCAGTCATCGCCAGAGTTAAGTGAAGGTGAATACTTTCTATCAGAAGGTATCAAGGGTGCAGGCGAGATGCCTGAGTGGTACAACCCTACCAAGTACAAGTCAGTAGCTGA